AGGCGGAGGAACTCTATCACCGTACTCACCCCGCCGCCGTGCCGATGAACGCTGTACTTTAACCAAACAGCCTCCGCGATTCCCGGGGCGATTCAGCTCTTCTCTCTTGGCTTGGCGAACCTTTACGTAAATTATTGGCTTGCTTAGCTCAACTATCCCCACATCCTCCGGAGAGAGAAGATTGGCGCTGATCTTCTCCGTATTGTGCGCGGAGTTCCATAGGTCTTGAATCAGCTTCTGTGGATTTTCCACTCCATGAACAGAAAATTTTCCTGGTGATATCTCTTCCACCCCTAAGAGTATCTCCCCGCCACGGGTGTTCGCCATGGCGCTGTATGACTCCCACAGGCTTTTCGGTAGGCCCCCTGATGCAAGCTTGCATTCGAGATCAACGGATTCGGAGAGGCTATTTATGTCGAAGCTTGCAGAATATAAAGTAGTAGCCATTGTAAAGCTAGGTGACTCAGTGAACAGATCGAAATTTCAATGTCGATGATACCTGTTTACTGAGGCGACGATTAATGTGAGCCACATTTTTTTTCTGCTTATTTCAGTGTATGGCCCTGTTGATTATCAATGGTAATGTACCTCACATCCCCACATCAAACTAAATTCTCGTTACATCATCCCCGGCCCGCGCCGCACGTCCAACCCGGGTTTCTACTTCTTCACAGTGATAGCTTCATTCCCACATGGGTGCCATTGAACCCCAGCCCTTCATAGAATCTGATCGCGTCGGGACGCTGCTTGTCGGTCGTAAGCTGCACCATCCCGCATTTGGCGTCGCACGCCAACCCGATGGCGTGCTCGATCAAGGTGCGGCCAATCTTCTGGCCACGGTGCTTGCTGCTAACTCGGACACTCTCGATCTGCCCTCGGAGCATGCCGCCTCGGGATAGGCCCGGGATGAGCGTCAATTGCAGCATACCGACGACCTCTTCGCCGATAGTGGCGACGATGATGCTGTTGCTGGCCTGTGCCTGGATCGCTTCAAGCGCGGCTGTGTACGCCGGGAGGTGCTGGGCCCCATCTCGTGTGGCACCTAAGGCGTCGTCCGTTAGGAGCGCGATAAGGGCGGGCAGATCTGCTTTGCTCGCTTTCCGGAAGCTGAGTGCTGAGGTCATATGTGCTCACCAGGCTAACTTTCTTTCTTCACATCTAGGCCGAGCTGGGTGGCTATCCTTGCATGAGGGCCCGCCAGGCCAGCGCCTTTCCACATAAATCTAAACTTCAGTTACTTCCATCTCAAAAAATAGGGCGCGAAAGGCGCCCAACCCTCAAATCTCGAAACCGCACCAGAACACTTGCCCCACCAGCCGGCCATCGAGGTCTATCTGGATGTCAGGGTACTTTTTGGCTTTGGCTTTGTTCCGCGATCTGGCGAACCACAGATCCCCCTCCTGGGCCAACTGCTTGACGTACAGTTCACCATCGAGCCAAAGGACATAGATCTTGCCGGGCAGGGGGTCTGTCTTTCCTGTGTCGGCCAGAACCACAGACCCGTCCGGGATATGGTCATCGACCATCGAGTCGCCTTTGACCGGAAACGCCAGGGCTTTCCCAGGCTTGGCTCCTTTGCTCCGAAGCCAGTCGCGCCGGAACATCAGCTCTTTCCTGACATCATCCGAGTAGACCACTTCGCCACGGCCTGCGGAGGCCGCTGCGTCTACCAGGCGGACAGGGGCGTGGTCGCCACCTTCGATCTCATCAGGAAGCGCAGAAGATAGCCCCTCAATCTCATCGGCAAGTCGCGGACTAAACTCGCGCACGCTTACGCCTAGGCCATTGGCAAATTTGACTGCTGCCTGAGCATTCAGGGGGCTATGCGCATTAAGGTACTGCCACACATTCCCCTGCGTGCCGAGCCCGTACTCCGCTCCGAAGGCCGCCTGGGAGAGTTTGGAGTGCATAGTGAATAGGCGCTTGAGCGCCGCCGATTCCTCTTTATGGATCGGCAATATTTTGGCCTTGCGGGGTTCTGTGCGCGTCATATCCAAATAATAGTTCTGCTATTGTTTTTTGCAACGAGTGCCACTATTGACTATCTAGTTGACTAGTGGCACTATTATGGCTATGCAGCCAATAACTCATATCCGATCCAGGCTAGGCCTCACCCAAGCAGCGCTTGCTGCTGGCATTGGCGTAACCCAAGGAAATGTCTCCCATTACGAGAGGGGGCAGACCGTGCCTCCTGATGTCGCGGCAAAGCTGATCGACTTCGCTTCGACCCTTGGCGTCAGCCTGACATTTGACGACATCTACCGACCCACCCCCAAGGAGACCTCTCATGCGTGACGGCTCATTTCTTCGGGAAAAGCATCCCCATAGGCCCTCGTTGGGGTTCAGTGTTGAGCCCAAAGGTGCCATGCACAGGGCAGGTGAGCTGGTTTCCCCTAAAGATGGGCTGCAGCGTCGATACCTTCCCTTCATCCATGCACGAAGCACAGGCATAAACCGCGCCATCGGGCGAGCCCTTCGTCGTCTTATCCACGAACACAATGGATCCAGCGGGCGTGTGCATGCGTTCGTATTGCGCCAAGCGATTCGCTTGGTCACGCATTTGCACGATCTGAGCTTCCAGTTCGCGTTTTTCCTGGGCCAGAAGGTGCTTGTCTTGAGCGAGCGCCGCGTTGCTTTCCTGAAGAGCCAAGCATGCGTTTTGAACATCAAGAAGCCGTTCGATCAGAGCGGACTTGGCCTCGCCGATTTTGATGGCGTCCCTGGTATCGACCGCGACTTTCGTCATATCGACAGCGGTACGCAGCCCAGCAATGGCGCCTGATATTGCATCAATCATGGCTGGTTCCTTTTGGGAAAGTTTGGTTACTGGAATTTCTGATCTTACCCGACCGGGACTGGCCGCCAGATTTCTCCGATTCGATGCGATGGATTTCCGCCTCGATGTCGGACAGCAGTTCAGCAGTAACCACGCCAAACAGAAAGGCGCGGGGCTTTTCAGGTTTTTTTGTCATGGCTCAGTGGATGGATCCATGAACACCAGGAAGGTCGAGATCGTCATCCATGCCGGATAGCTCAAGTTCCAGGCACAGGCGATCAAAGACAGTCCGCAGCAGTTCATCGCTGACATCTACGCGGTCAGTGATTGTTTGACAGATTTGATGGGCCTGGCGTAGCAGGCGCTCGGTTTCGGTTGGTTCCATTTTTCGTTGTCAGTAATTGATGCAGGAATGATAGGGCGGGGCGCTAAGCGGCGAAACGCTGAAATTCAGGAGATTTCAAGGTGACGTGCAGATACTCAAATACAGACTGGCTGGACGTTCTTTACAACAGCGTTCGCCGCACTCCGGGAAGCGTAACGGATGCCGCCCGATTTCTCACTGAGCGCCGTGGCAAGTCTATCCACCCTGAAAGCCTGCGCGCCAAGCTACGTAGCCACGATGATTCGATCAGCGTGGAAATGGCGCTGCTCTTGACTGAGTGGATGGAAGAGAAGGCCGGCGGATCGGAATACGCAAAAGACTGGATGCAGGCCATGGCTGTCGAGCACGGTCTTGCGGTGGATGTCATTCCGCCCGCACCTACTGGCGGCTGGCCTGACGAAGTGGCAGCCCTGCAATCTAAGGTCATGCAGATTGCCGCGTTAGCCGGAAAGATTGCTGGAACTACAGCTGACACACTGGTCGATGGCCGCATCGATCAGAGCGAGAAAGATGTGTTGGCCGACCTTTTCCGTGACGCCCGCACGATGCTTCATCGCGCCGAGCGCAATCTGTACAGGGCATAGCCATGGAAAAGCAAGTATTCCAGCTCTCGCACGTTGTCGCCCGCCGCAATGCCGCCAATGCTGTTATGGCTGCGCCTGCTGACTGGCGCGTCGAGATCAAGCCGCGCACGCGCAGCAGTGACCAGAATGCGCTCCTGCACGCCCTGTTCGGGGAGGTTGCCAAACACGCCACCTGGGGCGGTCGCAAGATGACGGCCATTCAGTGGAAGGTTCTTTTCATCAGCGGGCACGCGCAGGCAACTGGCTTGGGATCTGACATGGTTCCCGGCTTGGAAGGCGAGTTCGTAAACGTGCGCGAGTCGTCGGCGCATATGTCTGTCGCCCGCATGACAAGCCTGATCGAGTACATCCTGGCCTGGTGTGCACAGAACGGAATCGATACGCATCAGGCGAGGGTTCGGTACGGGCATGAGGTGGAGGCATGAGAGCCTACAACAGCACCCTCAAGCCCAGCGCCAAGCCGATGAAGCGTAGCCCGATGAGGAAGCGCAGCAACAAGCGAGCAGCCACAAAGTCAGAGCGCCAGCACATGAGCGCCCAGTCTGAGGCTGGCTGCATCCTCTGCCGCTTCCTGGGCCACGGAAACACGCCCGCAGAAATCCACCACATCAGGCATGGAATGGGCGTAGGACAGCGCAATAACCATCTGATGACCATACCCCTATGTCCTGAACACCATCGCGGCGCCACGGGGTATCACGGCCTGGGCAGGAGGGCATTCGAGCGCATGTACGGCGTAACCGAGCTGGAATTGCTGGGTATGACCCAGAAGGAGGCCGCATGAACGGTCAGCAACTAGCCGAAAAAGGCATCAGCCAGGCGCGAGATCATGCGCATGCCGTCATTCCTGACTGGACAGATCAGATCCTGTCCTGCCTGGAATCGTGGTCACAGGACCAGCAAAGGCCATTCGCGATGGAGGATTTCCGCGAGTGGGTCATCACCAACCGCATTGACCTGATCCCTCCCAGCCATCAGGCCTGGGGCGCTCTTGGGCGCACAGCCATCAATCGCGGCGTAATCAAGCATGTTGGATACCGCCCGGCGCGTTCTGCGCTGACGCGAGGGCATCCCGTGCGCGTTTTCGTGAGAAATGTATGAGCAAGATGCCTTGGTTCCGTGCGTACACGGAAATGATCGACGACGAGAAGCTGCGCCTTCTGGCGTTTGAGGATCGCTGGCACTTTGTGGCCATCATGTGCCTCAAGGGTCAAGGCGTGCTTGATGGCAGCGACCCTCTCATGATGCGCAAGGCTGCGGTCAAGATGGGCCTGGATCTGCGCACGCTGGAAGAGGTGGCAAGGCGGCTGGAAGAGGTTGGCTTGATCGACAAAGAGACGCTTGAGCCTCTCCAGTGGGATTCACGCCAGATGCGTAGCGATGCCGATACAACCGCAGCAGATCGCAAGCGACGTCAACGAGAGAGAGAAAAGGCTGAAAGGCAGTCTGTTGAAAACAAAGGAAAAAATCCAAGTCATGATGATGTCACGGACGTGTCACGCGTGACTGTCACGAATGTCACGCGTACAGATATAGATACAGATAAAGATAAAGAAACAGAAGTAATAAAACCATTGTCCGGTTCTGCCGAACCGAACGAGGCAGGGCGGGCTGCATCACGGTTCCCTGAGTTCTGGGCTGCATACCCGAATACTCCACGGCGAGTAGCCAAGGGCAAATGCCTGCAGGTCTGGAAAGCCAAGAGGCTGGATGCTGTCGCCGATGATGTTCTGAGCCATCTGAAGGCAATCCGCACAACATCGCAGTGGCTCGATGGCTACGAGCCAGCCCCGTTGACGTACCTGCGACAAGAGCGGTGGGAGGACGGGCTGCCGGAGAGAAAGCCAGTGGCTGGCCGACACGGAGGCCCATCGACGCTCTACGAGCAGAACATGGCCGCCGCAGCTCGCGCCAAGGCAATGATTTTTGGAGGCAGTGATGCAGCAGTCTGATTTCGACCAGTTCAGCCAAATCCTGAACGCGACCGCCGACCTGTACGGGAAAAAAATGTCAGATATGGCTCTGGCGCTGTGGTGGAACGCAATGCAGCAATATGACCTAGCGGCTGTGCGTGATGGACTGAGTCGACACATGCAAAACCCGGATTCCGGTCAGTTTATGCCGAAGCCCGCGGATGTCATCAAATTTATTGGCGGCAGCACGCAGGATGCGGCGCTCCTGGCGTGGGCAAAAGTTGATCGAGCTGTCCGTTCCGTTGGAACTTATCAAACGGTTGTTTTTGATGATCCGATCATCCATGCAGTCGTATCGGACATGGGTGGTTGGGTTTCGCTGGGGAGTAAAACAGAGGACGAGTGGCCGTTTGTTGCTAGGGAGTTTGAGAACAGATATCGAGGTTATAGGACGCAGGGAGGCGCCCAGGAATATCCAAGGGTCCTCGTGGGCATGTATGAGACACAAAATAGCCGGAACGGGTTTATGACCGAGCCGCCGGTCATGATCGGTGATGCTGGCGCGGCGAAACAAGTTCTCTCTGGCGGAAGTGACAAGCCGAGGATCGGATTTAGCCGAATGGAGACTGCCGATTACCAGGAGATTATTGAGCCTGTTCGGAGGATCGCATGACCATCGAGCTACACCGAAACACCTGCGAGGCGCGTCACGTGCTCGCCCTGCCAACCAAGGAGGCCCGCAGGGAGTACCTGAATCAGGTCGAGAAAAAGCGCGGCGCCCAGGCCCGCCAGTATCTGGAGGACGAAGCTATGCGGCTGCACCGCGCAGCAAAGGCGGCGGCATGAACCTAGACCGACTGACCATTACCTTGCCTTGCGTAGACCCCGAGCTCATGCCGAACAGGAAAAACGGCAAGCACTGGGCGTCTACGCAATCTGCCAAGGTCCGAGCCCGCCAGGACGGCTACATGGCGACTCAATCGGCGCTGGGCCGCAACAAGCTACTGCTATCCAAGACCGTACCGCTCAAGGTCACGTTCGTCATGCCGGATAACCGCCACCGGGATCTGGACAACATGCTGGCCGCTAGCAAAGCCTCGCTCGATGGCATCGCTCAGGCGCTCGGCATCGATGACAAATGCTTTCGCCCCATCACGATTGATGCAGCGACTGACACTAAAAAACAAGGTTTTGTACTCGTGGAGATAGGTTAATGGGTATCACAAAAGCAGATCGCAGCAGGTATCGCCAAGAACTAACGGAGCTTGGCTTTGAGCTCGAGCAGGACGCCAGCGCATTTGAAATGGCAAGCGCTGTCGTAGCGTCCGGCTTCCAGAGGAAAGTCAGAGAGCCATACGGCAGATTCTTCGAGCGCTACATGCGCTCTCGAAAGAACCCGCCGGAGAATCGCGTCATCGTGCCGTCACGCGTAAGACCCCCGCTTTCGATGCAAGGCGTCTATAAGCCAAAGCCACACCCGCGAGCACACGACATTCGACCGCTGAACCTCTGGACGCCAGACGGGATTGGGAACGGGGTAGAGCGCCGCCACGGATACGGGCGAGGATCCTGATATGGCGCTCGCCCGGTGGTGCTATCGAGATCCAGCAGAGGCGGTAGATATCAAGCGAAAGATTGAAGCCAACCGAGCAGAGCGGTCGCGGGAAGGAAAGGCTAAGAAGGCCAGGGAAGGGTTAGAGGCATTGTTTGAAAGGAAGCCGCATGCCAGCAAAGCACAAATCAAATATTGAAATCCTGCTCGGAGAGTGGGGCGCGTGGAAGCGGGGGGAGAATCGCAACGCTCTTGGTTACCCCAGCCAGTCGGCGTTTTCAGCAATGCGCGTAGATGGGCAGCGAAGCGAGGATCCTGACGTGCTGTTAGTAGACGATGATTTGCGCAAGATCGATAGAAACGTAGGCGCCTTATTTCCTGATGCTAGACGGGTCATCACCGCGCATTATGTGTGGCCTGGGCCAGTAAAGGCTAAGCTCGATCGCTTATCCATATCGAGAACGGGTTACTACGATATGCTCGACTGTGGGCATAAGCAGCTCTCGCACTGGATGGGAGAAGGGTATAGCGTGCCGGAAAACTATTTTGTCCGGACATCTTGCGCGACTGTCCGGACTGAACCATACTAAACCCCGTAGGCTGTCGAATTGTCAGCCGATTTTCTGAGCCTCGCCAAGTGCGGGGCTTTTTGCTACCTGAACTCAAAAAACTCGTAATGTATGTTCTTACTGGGAATGTCAGCCTCTTTCATTAGCTGTTTTACATGAGCAAGTAAGCCTTTGGGGCCACAGAAGCTTATATGTATATCAGATGGGTCTGCCTCTTTTGCTGCTCCAGTGATGGTTTCTGCAAGTTTATTGCTGCCGCTTGGGTTGGGGATAAATGATACATTGGCCTGCTCAGTGAACTCCTGAATGCGCTCAGGCGTCGGAAAGGCCCTATTTGGATCAAAGCAATAAATTAGCTGAACTCGCTCCAGATTTTTGGCACTGCTGTCTTTTAACCAGGAAATGAACGGCGCTATACCCACACCCGCACCAATCCAAATTTCTTTATTTGCATTCGCTATGCGTTCGAAACGTCCATGTGGTGCGCGAATATCAGCAAGCATGCCTATTTTTGCTTGGCCATACAGCTTTTCGGTGTAATCGCCTAACGCACGAATTACGAAGTGAATCCGGCCATCGCTGGCATTTGCGCTTGCGATGGTAAAGGGGTGTGGCTCGCGTAGTCCTTGCTCCATGATAGATAAGAAGCCGAACTGCCCGGCCTGAAAAGGAAAGCTGCGGCCGATTGGCGCTAGCTCCAAGTGAACCGCTTTGTCGCCGTGATCCACGGCAACGATTTTGTATGTACCACCCTGAGCAATAAAATTATATAAAAACAGCTTATAAAATGCTGCAACAATGCCAACAGTACATAGGGTGCCAAGCCAAATGCCAGCAGAGCTATTTAGGCGAATAGGCGACTCGAAGCTGAGCCAATGTAGAACAGCAATAATAAAAAATGGGCCAGAGAGTTTGTGCCACCAACTCCATACCTGGTACGGAACGTTGCGGTTTAAGGCCAGCAATATAATAAAACCAAGGACAACAATGCTTAGTTGGCGCACCATTCTGGTCCAGTATTTTGTCAGTTCCAGTATGGGCGCCAGATCCCAGGTATTTAGTTTGGCTTTAAATAGGAAGTGGTATACAACAAACACCAGAGCCCATATACCCAGCCATTTATGGGTTTCATACATGCGATCCAGACCGCCAAGCAGGTCCTCTATGAAGCTCCATCGACTAGACAGAATGCACGCTACTGCCATGCAGGCTAGAGATGTTGCACCAGCTACAAGGCTTGCGGTTGCAGATGTCATCCATGTGTTGGATGGTATCTGAAGTAACACAGTGATCGTGGAAATTAGCGTAATGCCGCTTATTGCTTGCCACGTTTTTATTGCCATGTCTAGACTTTTTTGCCTTTAAAATTATATGGATAATAATTAATGTATCACCCGCACATCGCCTGTCTAAACATAGACTCGGGCATCCATTGATATTTATCAAACTCAAAGGAAGAGTCGCTCAACTAAGTCACCAGCCGTATGAATCCCAGTTATCTCCTCGCTGATTCGTCAGCACTTCGCGCCCGCTTGAGTCTTTGATTCGGCGGGCGTTCTTTTTGGATAATTAAAATGACCGCTAAAGGCAAGGCGTCGGCCAAGCCTGTTGGTCGGCCATCAAGGTACAAAGAAGAGTTCTGCGAGCAGGCAAAGAAATTGTGCAGGCTAGGCGCGACCGATAAAGAAATGGCCGATTTTTTCGGTGTGGCCGTTTCCACGTTGAATCTGTGGAAGAAGAATCACCCTCAATTTTCGGAGTCCTTAAAGGCCGGCAAACAGATGGCCGATGCGGAAGTGGCTGAAAAGCTCTTTCAGCGCGCAACTGGCTACAGCCATCCTGATGTGCATATCAGCAACTTTCAGGGGCTTATAACGCAAACCCCAATCACCAAACACTACCCGCCTGACCCCACCAGCATGATCTTTTGGCTGAAGAACCGCAGGCCGGACCTGTGGCGTGACAAGCCGGAGCCCGAAGGTGATGATGGCAAGGTGTTGCCGGTGAAGGTGGAAATAAGCGTCAAGGACGCTCGCATCCGTGACGATGATCAACCCAACGCTAAACAGGCCGCAAGCTGAGTTTCTGGCTTTGCCGCACAAGTTCAGGGCGTTTATTGCGGGTTTTGGGTCCGGCAAGACCTGGGTAGGTGGCGGCGCCCTATGCCAGCATGCGTGGGAGTGGCCCAAGGTTAACGCTGGATACTTTGCGCCGACCTACCCGCAGATACGGGATATCTTCTATCCGACGATTGAGGAAGTCGCGCACGACTGGGGGCTTCGCACAAAGATTCATGAGACGAACAAGGAGGTTTACTTGTTCGCTGGCGGACAGTACAGGTCGACCATCTTGTGTCGCTCCATGGAGAAGCCAGGAGAGATTGTTGGCTTCAAGATTGGCAAGGCGCTGATCGATGAGCTGGACGTGATGAAGTCTGAAAAGGCTGCCACGGCCTGGCGCAAGATCATCGCCCGGATGCGTTACAAGGTTGATGGTCTAAAGAACGGCATTGATGTCACGACGACGCCGGAAGGCTTCAAGTTCGTCTACCAGCAGTTCGTGAAACAGTTGCGGGACAAGCCGTCGCTTCGGGAGATGTACGGGCTCATCCATGCGAGCACCTACGACAACGAAGCAAACCTGCCGGATGACTATATCGACAGCCTGCGCGAGTCGTATCCGCCGCAATTGATCGAAGCGTACCTTCGTGGCCTGTTCGTCAATCTTGCCAGTGGGTCGGTATATCCGAACTTCGACCGCAGGCTGAACCACACCGATGAGCAGATCCGCGAGGGCGAGGTGTTGCATGTCGGCATGGACTTCAACGTGCTGAATATGACAGCCATTATCAACACAATCCGAGGCGGTAAGCCCTTGTCTTTGGCTGAGCTAACCAAAGTCCGCGATACGCCAACAATGGCCCGGATGCTCAAGGAAAGATATCAGTCCAAGGGGCATCAAGTGGTGATCTACCCCGATGCCAGCGGTAAGAACACCAGCAGCAAGAATGCCAGCGAGTCTGACCTTTCCATTCTGTCTCAGGCGGGCTTTCAGGTGATTGTCGATTCCATCAATCCAGCGGTGAAAGACCGGGTGAATGCGGTCAATGCCCTAATCCTGAACGACAAGGGCGAAAGGCGGTGGTTGGTCAACACAAGCAACTGCCCGACGCTCACAGAAAGCATCGAGCAGCAGGCGTATGACAAGAATGGCGAGCCTGACAAAGAGGCTGGCCATGATCATGCTCCAGATGCGGTTGGGTACATGCTTGCGAAGCGTTGGCCTATCGCAGAGCGAGTGGCAAGACAGTCACCATTGAGAACATAAGCGAAATAGCGAATGAGCCAGAATCCCAACCAGGTCGATTATGTATCGCCCGCAGTCTCCGCTATGGCCGAAAAATGGCCTGTGGTTGACGCGTTGCGCGGCGGCACGGATGCGATGCGCAAAGCTGGAGAAAAATACCTGCGAAAGCGGGCGCTGGAGTCGAAAGCCGATTACAAAGCTCGCCTAGAGCAGGCCACGCTTTACCCGGCATTCACCGACAGCGTTGCCGCAATGGTGGGCCGGGTCTTCACCAAGCCCATCAAGATCGGTGATAAGGTGCCGCAGGAAATCACGGATCTGCTACAGGACGTTGACACTGAGGATCGCAACCTTCACGCCTTTGCGCGTGACTGGATGGATGACGCGGTCAGCTATGGCATTTCCCATGTGCTGGTCGATATGCCGAAGAACGACGCTAAAACCCAGGCCGAGGAAAAGCAGCTTGGCATCCGCCCTTATGCGGTTTTGGTGAAGCACAACCAGATTCTTGGCTGGAGGTCAGAGAAGCGCGGCGGCAATGAGGTGCTGACCCAGGTGCGCATCAAAGAATCTGCTCAGGTCGAGGATGGCGCTTATGGTGAAAAGGCCGTTGAGCGCATCCGTGTGCTTGAGATCGGGCGCTACGAGTTGCATCAGAAAAATGAGGGTGGCTGGGCGCTGATCGAAGAGGGGAAAACCACGCTCGACCGAATTCCGCTGGTGACTTTGTACGCGAACCGGACGGGATTCATGACTGCGGTTCCGCCGTTGCTTGAGCTGGCCCACCTGAACATCAAGTTCTGGCAGAAGCAATCCAGCCTGGATAGCCTGATCGATACCGCTTGTGTTCCGATCCTGGCGACCTTCGGCCTAACGCCTAAGTTTGATGCTGACGGTAAGGAGGTGCCAGGCGTCATTTTTGGCGCCAAGATTGGTATCGATCTGCCTACAGGCGGTGACATCAAGTACGTTGAGCATACCGGCGCCGCCATCGAGTCCGGGCGTCAGGATTTGCTGGACCTGAAGGATGAAATGCGGATCGCAGGCGGGCAATTGCTTCGTCCAGATGCGTCTGTCATGACTGCAGCTCAGGCGGAAACAGAGAATGCGAAGGAAATCAGCCGATTAGGCATGATCGCGCAGAACCTTGAAGACTCGCTCGACCAAATGCTGTACCTGTTCGCGCTGTGGATGGGCAAGAGCCTGCAGCCCGGCAATATTGAGGTGCATGCCAACCTCGACCCGGATTACGCGCCAGCCGAGAGCATGAATGTGCTGATCAGCATGTACAACGCTGGTGCCCTGAGCAAGCAAGGCCTGTTCAACGAGGCCAAGCGCCGCGGAATGGTCAGTGATGATGTCACCTGGGAAGACGAGCAGCAGCGCATTGAGGAGTCCGGCCCTGAATCGGGAGAGATTGCCCGCGTCCTTGCAGAGTTCCGCAAAGCTCAGGGCGAGCCCGGGGATGAGTAATGGCCAATATCGAGCGCAGGCTGGCAGAGCTGTTCACGGACGCCAACCTGGATGCATTGCGGTTCGCAGCAGGACAGCAGAACAGGGTTGAGCGCCAGATCAGACGCATCGCGAAGGATGCTCGCACAAGGTTGATTGATGCCGATCCCAGGCGCCAGGCGCAAATTGAGGCGTTGATTCGGGATGTGGCGAAACTGATCGCCCAGGGCTATAGCAATATTTCAGCGGAGCAGATCAAAGCACTGGAGTCGTTTGCGCCGCTGGCTGCGGCAAATACAACGGCGGCGGTGAATACCGCGGTTGGCGCAACTCTGATCAAAGCACCAAAGAAGCTGAGCGCCAATGTGGCGCGGCTGTTGATCGAGGGCGCGCCGTCTGCTGACTGGTGGGCGGCACAGGCCTACACAATGCAGCGCAACTTCGCCCGGGTGGTGCGAAGCGGTTTCGTTGAGGGGCTGACAACCGAGCAGATCGCGAGGGCTGTGACGGGAATTGGCCCTGCTGGTGTGCAGTTGGATGGCGCGGGGTTTCTCGAAAAGTCCCTACGCGAGTCCCGAAGCCTTGTACATACCAGCGTCCAGACTGTGGCGAATGCAGCCAGGCGCGAGGTGTTTCACGAAAACGACGACATTGTGATCGGCGTGCGGCAAATCAGCACCTTGGACAATCGCACAACCCTGCAGTGCCAGGCCAGAGATCAGAAAGAGTGGGATATGCAGGGTAATCCCATCGGTCACAAGATTCCGTACAACGGCGGCGTTCCCATCCATTGGGGATGCCGCAGCGCAGAGACCCCTGTGCTGGCTCCGCTCACCATCAATGGCGTGCAGCTTCCAGGTTTCAGGACATCGCAACGCGCAAGCCAGGACGGTCCGGTCGACGCCGCGCTGACGTTCGAGTCCTGGCTGGAAGGCAAGAGCCAGGCGTTTCAGGATGAAGCCTTAGGCAAGGGGCGAGCACAGATGTGGCGGGACGGAAAAATCACCCTGTCCGATCTGCTGGACTTGCGCGGAAACCCGCTGACGCTCGCCCAGTTGCAAGCGAAGTACAGCAAATAGCAGAACAAACAACCTTTTCAGGCCAGTTGGCATATCGCCCGCTGGCCTTTTTTTATGCCTGTCCGGGGGATTACCGGCAGGTGAGTCGGGGCGGATGCCTCAAAAGAGTAGGGCTGGATGGCCCAAGGAGCCTGAGAAATGAAGCTGAAAACCGTGGAAGTGGACGGCAAGGTCTACGCAGAAGTGAACGATGGCAAGCCCGTGTATGTGGAGGATGACGGCAAGGAGACGGCATTTGATGCTGTGTCCACCAAGGCCACCATCAGCCGCCTGTTCGGTGAAAACAAGTCGTACCGAGAGCGTGCCGAGTCGGCTGAGTCCAAGGCAAAGCAATTCGAAGGCATCGAAGACCCCCAGGCTGCTCGCAAGGCCTTGGAAACCGTGAAAAATCTCGACGACAAAAAGCTGGTGGATGCCGGCGAAGTCGAGAAGATCAAGTCCGAAGTCGGCAAGGTCTATGAGACCAAGCTGGCCGAAGAAACAGAAAAGCGCGAAAAGCTGGAGCAGCAACTGCATGCTGAAAAGATCGGCGGCGGGTTTGCTCGCTCCAAATTCATCGCAGACAAGCTGGCCATTCCGTCAGATCTGGTGCAGGCCCGTTTCGGTTCTGCGTTCAAGGTCGAGGATGGTGATGTCATCGCCTACGACGCGAACGGCAACAAGATTTTCAGCCGTTCGAACCCTGGTGCAGCCGCTGGCTTTGATGAAGCGCTGGAATTCTTGATCGAACAATATCCGCAGAAAGACCAGATCCTGAAAGGGAGCGGTCAGAGCGGCTCGGGTGCCAAGTCTGGTGGCGGCGGTGGGGGTCAAGGGCTGAAACGCTCGGAGATGGATTCGGCCGCCAAGGCCAAGTACATCGAAGAGCACGGCCAGCAAGCGTATCTTCAACTACCAAAATGAGGTAAATCATGCCTACCACTGTCAATAGCGACATGATCATTTACAACGATCTGGCGCAAACCGCTTACCTGGAGCGTATCCAGGACGTGCTGGATGTGTTCAACCAGCAATCCCAAGGGGCCATTCGCCTCATCAACGAGAACATCGAAGGCGATCTGCGCAAGCGTGCGCTCTACAAGATCGGCGGCAGCCTGGAGCATCGCAACGTCAACTCCGACGCTGCTGTGACCCCCAAGAAGATCGGTGCCGATGAAGCCGTGGGTGTCAAAACCCCTTGGAAGTACGGCCCGTACCAAGCCACCGAAGAATCCTTCAAGCGCCGCATGCGCAGCCCCGAGGAGTTCTCCGAACTGGTGGGCCAGGACATGGCCGACGCCTTCCTCGCGTACTGCATCGAAGCGGCTTTCGCTTCGCTGTCGGCTGCCATCGGCGCCAACGCCAACATGGTCGCCACCGGGTCGTTTGCCACCGACCACAAGAAGGTGCTGACCAAGGGCATGCGCAAGTTCGGCGACCGCTTCAACCGCATTGCGCTCTTCGGTATGGACTCGGCCACCTACTTCGATCTGGTTGATGACGCCATTGATCAGAAGATCTACGAAGAGGCTGGCGTGGTCGTCTACGGTGGCACGCCTGGCACGATGGGCCGCCCGGTGTTGGTGTCCGACCGCATCCCGGCAAGCAAGATTTTCGGCCTGCAATCCGGTGCTGTCACTCTCACCGAATCCCAGCCGCCCGGTGTGCGTAGCTGGCAGGTCAATGACCAAGAAAACTTGGCTCTGGGCTACCGGGGCGAAGGCGTTTTCAACGTCGATCTGCTGGGCTACTCCTGGGATGAAACCAAGGGCGTCAACCCGACCTTGGCCGCCCTGGGCGCTGGTGCCAACTGGACGAAGTATGCGGTCAGCGACAAATCGACCGCAGGCGTGATCATCGATCTGTCTGGTGGCGGTTCGGGTAACTAAGCCCAAGGGTGCGCCTGCTTTGGCTGGCGCACCCGCAAAGGAGAATTCATGAAAGTCGGGATTTACTTTCGAACCGCCCATCCGGTGGCGACTGCTATTGCGGCTGGCTTCTCAGTCCATGAGGTGCATCATCGTGAGCCGACGCTATACCGCGGCGAGGTCGAATCGTTTGATCTCGTAGTGGTCAACGGCTGGCGCAGCGGCAAGCGCGTGGCGAAGTCCTATGAGGCCGCTGGCGTGCCCGTGCTGGTGGTGGATTTCGGCTATCTCAAGCGCGTCAATGCCCCGGATGAGTACATGCAGGGCCATTGGCAAGTCGGCCTGGGCGGGCTGAACCGAATCCCGTCATTCGCTTGCCCGTCAGATCGCTTTGATGCACTTGGCCTGGAAATCACCAAGGCTGGCGGCAACCCTCAAGGGAATGTGCTTGTGTGCGGCCAGGTGCCGGGTGATGCCGCGCACGGTATGGATGCGCATAGCCTGCGTGAGTGGTTGCGCGAGAAGATGCGGGAATATCCCGACGCAATCTACCGACCGCACCCGCGAGGCGGCATTGCCATCCCCGGTCACGCAAACAATCATCAGCCGCTGGCGGATGCTTTGGCTGCGGCTCGGCTGATCGTGACCTACAACAGCAATGTCGGTCATGATGCACTGCTGGCTGGTGTGCCTGTCGTGTGCGGCCCTGGCGCTGCCTATGATGATCTGGCTGGCGAATCCTTGCCGTCCATTGAGGCGCGGCGTGAGTATTTCAGTCGTGTGGCCTATGGGCAATGGACGGCTGAAGAAATGGCGTCCGGTGAGGCGCAGGCGTTCTGGTTGAATCATCTTGTTCCCGGTATCGGGTTTGACGGGCTTCGAGATAGCCGCGATGTTCGCTCAGGCCCTGATGGCGTGTTGCGGGTAAGCGCAGACGAGCCACTGCAGGCGGCACATGACGGTGCCGAAAAAGTGCAGCCAATTGCCGATCAGCTGGTGGATGGCCTGGACGATCTGGACGCTGAGCAACTTCGTGCGTTGGCAAAAGAGCGCGGCGTCAAGGTGCATGCCAGAGCAGGCGCTGACAAGATCCGCGAGGCGCTGAGGGCTGCATCATGAGCCTTGTTGTGGAAAACGGAGAGGGCCTGCCGGATGCTGAGAGCTATGTCAGCGTGGCCGATGCAGATTCCTATGCCGTAGCGATGGGGCATGTGTCATGGCTGGCTACTGGCGTCACAGAGGCGCAGAAGGAAACAGCCTTGCGCCGAGCCACGCAGTACGTCGATTCCCGCTATCGCTACAAAAACAGCAAGTTGAATCCCGATCAGGCGATGGAATGGCCGCGTGTTGGCTTTCCCTGGCCGGTCAAGCGCGTGACGGATGCGACCTGCGAATTGGCGGTGCGGGCGCTGACTGGCGCTCTGTATGCCGATGTTGCACCAGAGGACAACATCAAGAGCGAAACCGTGGGGCCGCTCACTACCGTGTACCAGGATGCCGAGAACGGCGGCCAGGTACGCTTTGCCATCGTCGATGATCTGCTGCTGCCGCTGGTGGCATCAGGGCAGATGACGGCGATTCGGCTGGAGCGAGCATGAGCGCCAGAGACGCACAACGCGCCCTTGCCATGATCGAGCGTGCCAGATCAAAGGGCAGGGCATCGGAATGCAAGATTGTCCGTCCAGGCGCTCCCGGCGAGTACAACCCGGAGACAGGCAAGGTCGAGGGCGGTAGCGATCCAGTGACGCATACAGCCCACGGAGTAAAGGACGGATACGCCCAGCGAGATATCGACGGCACCATCGTGCGTCAGGGTGATCAGCGCGTGTACATTCCGGCGCTCGGCTTCATCAGGCCGCTGACCACTGAGAAACTAAACGTGGACGGCACGGATTACAGCATCGTCAGCGTGAGCGTGATTGCGCCTGGCGCTGTGGATGTGCTGTACGTTGTGCAGATCAGGGGCGTGTGATGGCAAAGGGCAGTTTCGCTCTGAGCATCCGCAAGTTCGCGGAGAAGGTCGAGCAGAACACCGATCAGGTGGTGCGCACCGTTGCGATGGAAGTGGGGCGCAGCCTTGTTGAGAGGTCGCCCGTCGGTAATCCGTCGCTGTGGAAGTCAAAGCCGCCGCCTGGTTATGTGGGCGGACGGTTCCGGGCCAACTGGCAGGTGCAGGCCGAAACGCCATCTTTCCAGACGACAGGCGACATTGACCAAGCGGGGCAGGCGACCATTGCAAGGCTGACCACGCTTGTGTCGGCAATGAAAGCGGGCGGGCTGATTTACTTTAACAACTCGCTTCCCTACGCCCAGCGACTTGAGGATGGCTGGAGCGGGCAGGCGCCTGGTGGAATGGTCGAGATTACAGCCATCGAGTTTCAAGATTACGTCAACAAGGCCGTCCAGGCCCTGCCGAAATGAAAACATCCTTCATCCGTCGCCAACTGGAAAGCCGCCTTAATGTGTGGGTGAGCCAGCAGACCGAAAAGCCGCCCGTTGCATGGCAGAACGTCGCGTTTACGCCGCCAGCGTCCGGTATTTGGCTGGAAGTGACGCTACTGCCCGCTGATACCGTGTCTGGCAGCCTTGCTGCAGGCGAGTGGAAAGGAGCATTCCGGGTCAATGTGTTTGGTAGGTCTGGATCTGGATCAAGTGCAGTCGAGTCTGTTGCCCAATCCATCGCCGGTCACTTTCCGGCTGGGCTGGACATGGATGGCGTCAAGGTTCCGCGCCCGCCAAGCGTAGGCCGTGGCAGCAGTGACGAAGGGCTGTACATGGTTCCTGTATCCATCCGATATCAACTCAACGCTCAATAAACAAGCAGCATTTCATCAACAAGCCGCCTCCGAGCGGCTTTTTTACGTTCTGGAGGCTCACATGAGCAGCAAAGTAATTCTGGTGCAGGGCAGTTCCCTGCAAATCTCGAAAGAAGAAGCAGCCAGCACTGATCCTACCGGCCTGACGTTCGACTCGCTCGATTGCGTTGGCCGGCAGATTCAGTGGCAAGGTGGACAAGCCACGGAAAACGATGTCACAACCCTGTGCAGCACGGCCAAAGAGTTCCGCCTGGGCCTAACGGATGCCGGCACGATGACCGTCACTGGCCATTGGGTTTCGTCCGACGACGCACAAAAGACTATCAAGGCCGCAGACCGCGACAAAAAGCCGCGCCTGATCGAGCTGACCTTCTCTGACGGCTCCAAGTTCGCCAGCCTGGCGCTGGTGCAGCAACGATCCTTCGACGGATCCGTCGATGGCGTCTGGTCTGGCACATTCAGTTTCCGCCTGACCGGCGAGCCGCTGGAGTCCGAGCCGCCCGCAAGCTCGTAAGGCAAAACAAAAGCCCCGCAGACGGCAATCTGGCGGGGCTTTCTTGCATTAACCCTCTGGTATCAGCAGAAGGAACGCATGGATGAATTTTAACTTAGGGGAGTGGATCGTGGAAGCTCTCAAGATCATTGAATCCAGCAAGCACCTGAAAGTCATGGTTTACGGCCTGGTGTTTTCTGTGGTTCTGCACGCCGTGGCATCGCTGCTGTCGGCTCTATAACGAGGCATTTATGACTGATAAAGTTTTTTCCATTTCCGATCTTGATGTTCGCAGCATCGCAAACGATGGCGTCGAGGTCGAAATCACCAATGCGGACGGAATCGGCCTTGGCGTCTACATGACGATCCTGGGAGAGCAGTCCGATGTGGTTGAAAAGTTCCTGATTGAGCTTTCTGATAAGCGCGCCGCCGAGGCGCTGCGTGGGCGCGACAAAAAAACGCCCACAATCAGCGCGGAGCGTGCGCTGAATGACGAAATTGCCAGCGCCGCCGTGCGCGTGATTGGCTGGCGTGGACTGAAGGAAGAATTCAGCAAGGAAAATCTCGACAAGCTGCTGCGCTCGAATCGCGGCATTGTTCGCCAGATCATTGCTGCGTCGGTCGATGATTCGCGTTTTACGAAAGCCTGATCGACGCGGTATTGGCGTTTGCCAAGCATGAATTTGGGCTTGATCGAACAAACAAACAGCTTGGCAAGTCTTTCAGGCAGGTTTACGCCGAAATCGAGCAGCAAACCGGCATCAGGGCGCCGCAACTGGATGGCCCAGATCTTCCGGATGCGGGGCGACGCATCTGGGGCTGGTATCAGGATCTGGATGCCAGGCGCAATTGGTACATCGGCATGGGCGGATCGGCTCCTGCGCCGATTTCGTGGGAGGCCATCCGAGCGTACTTTGAGATGGCCGGATACAAGCCGCAGCCATGGCAGATCAGGCTGCTTTGTGATTTGGACACGCTGTACCGGGTAACGGTATCTGGCGACGATTCGGAACAGGCTGACTCAGCTAAGGGGCTGGGGTCGGCATTGAAAGGAGAGTGAAATGCTGAAACGACTGTACAAGCGGTTTCTGGAATGGGCGCTGGCGCCGGTGTTGAGGCCTGTGACTGATGAGTTGGGTACTCTGCAGTCGCAGGCATTTGTCGTCAGCGGAGAAGTCGCCATCTTGAATCAGGCAATGGTTGGGGAGGCGAGCATCAGATCATCTACCCTGAAGTCAGATGACGGCAAAGTAGAAGTCGACTTTCCAGGCGGAAGACTATCTATGAATTGCTGGTAGGGCCTTCGCTACCTCTAAGGTTCGTAACGACTTCTGCCACCAAATCCTTGGCGGCCTTAACTGTCTCTTCTGAGGCATCTTTGATATGAGGCTCCTTCGCAAGCAGCTCTACGATCTCTGCTGCTTGCCTTTTTTGCGGTTCGCCAAGCGTGGATATCACGGAGAGAAGCGATACGTGCATTGCCCATGCCCTACCGTTAAGGACGTCGATTTTTCTTTTTAGATCAAGCATGCTGATTGGCTCATCGGACATTGTCGTCTCCTTTAGGTTGCGTGCGTAGGAGCTTGTAACATACCAGTGCGGATAGCACGGGGGAACTGGACGGATGTACAGATTCGACGAAGGTGGTAGCGAGGCGATGGATAGCGGAGGTAGATCCAGTAGGGCTTATCGAGTACGATGTTATTAATAGTAACAAACGCGCATCCGATATGACCGCCACAGCAACGTTTAACTTTGATTCCAGCTATACCTTTCACTATGATACGCCGCGCCCGGTACCGATCAGAGAGGCTATTGAGTCTTTAATAGGTATTGAAAAACTGCTGGCGACGTTGCCCAAGGTAACTAAGAAGCTGATCGGTTTTGATGACTTCACAGTAGAGATAGTCATCGAAGATGTGCATACAGGCAGTTTGTGGGAAAGGATTGGTGTTCGCTATGTGTTCGGTAGCGAAGAGAAGATGAATGAGTTCATTGATCGAGTGAAAACGATTATGCCGCCGTCAGCCCTCGTCCCTGTGCTTGTTGCATCCGTATTGGCATATGGCGGGTACTTACTTACAAGGCCCTCGCCAGGCCCAACAGTCACAGTTGGGGACATTACAAATAGCATAGTGGTAGTTGGGAATGGGACACAGACGATAACCTCGGATGTTGCAGAGGCTGTGATTACAGGGATCCGCAACAAGAAAGAAATTGCTGGGGCGACTATTGAAACATTGCGCCCTGCGATGAATCAACCAGGCTCTTCACTGAAAATTTATGGTGGAAGCGCTCAAGATAGCGAGGTGCAGTTTGAGGTCCCTGCAACTGAGGTAAAAAAGATTCCGAAAGAAATGCCACATACTCGCATCGAAGAGACGGCAGATCTGAAGCACGTCATAGTGGATGTTCGAGCAATCGATTTAGATAACCCAGAAAAGGGATGGGAAGGTCGCATCGAGGGGCTAACAGGGCGCATCAAGATCGAATTTGAGGATGATATTGATCTCGAAGAGGTGGCAAATCGTAGAAAGTTCAATGCCGATGTGGTGCTTACGAGTAGGTATCGGGGTAGCGAATCGGAGCCGCGTCCCCACTCAATGCTCATTGAAAAAATATATTGAACAACTTTGTTTTGATACGGGGGGGCGGCATGGTTGACTTCTACATTGCGGCAGTTCGCTACACAGAGGATCGCTCATCCATAAGCCAGGTCAAGATAGCGCGAATCTACATAACTGAAAAAGGGACTGGGATGGCTGGTCATGAGATCGTCGTCCCTGCTCGGTTCATATGTGAGCTACTGAGAACGGGAAAGCTGTCGATCTGGACCGCAACCAAGAGGAGAAAACCTGGATCGCGGGTGACCATGTATGATCAAGGGGCGGAGGTTCAGTTGTTTGCTGACAAGTATCTGACCACCAGCCCAAACGGGATACATCGAGACAACCTGGGCGAACTGCCCGAGTTCTGAAAAGCGAAGCGCCCCTAGAGGCGCTTTTTTGTTGCCCGCGGGATAGGCTATTTTTTCGGAGTCTTCGGCTTTGAACCAAGGCCGCGCTTGGGGGCGGCATCCGAAGTGGAGGCCTCCAGTTTTTCTAAGGCTTCTTTCATCTGTGATTGAAGCTCGAAGTGCTTGCTCCACATATCTTGATGACTTGTGCGTGTGGTGTTCGCTAGCTTCTCAAGATCGTAGAAGCCGCTTACGGCATCTGATAATTCGTCAGTAAGTTCGCGTCGCTCTATCTCTCTGAATAACTCATCAAGAATTTCTGAGACGTTTTGCATTTTTATTGAGTGTAGATGCTCACGGAAGCGAGCTTCAGCAAGATCTGCTGCGAGTTGGGTCAATGCCTCAGATGAAATCGAATTTGGCATGAAGGTTTGCTCAAGGCGAGAGATTATCTCAGCGTGCAAAGAGCGATTACCGGCTGCCGAAGCTTTTTCCAAAGCGTCGCGCAGTTCAGGCGGCATCCGTATTGGGTAGGGAGTGATTGGGTGGCGATCTTTCATGTGTTGGATGTTTGCACTCTTTTTGACTCATTGCAATGAGTCATGTTGACTCTGAGTTAAAAAGAGTCCACAATTGAGCCATCAACATCAGGAGAGTGAGGTGTCAAAACAAATCATGGCATACCCGGTAAGGCTGGATCCGGCGCTGCGCGAGCAATTGCAGGTGAAGGCAGATCAGAATGACCGGTCACTGCATCGGGAGATTGTATTCAGGCTGAAAGAAAGCCTAGCAAAAGAAAACGCCCCGGAAGGTGAGAGTTCCGAGGCGTTGGTTCAGTAACCCCTTGATGAGAAAAGGAAACCGATATGTCGAGTTTACAGCAGACGCCCAAGAAAGGGCAAGCAGCACCGCCAGCGGCCTTGATTGATGGCGTATCCGAGCAACAAATCGATGCGGCAGTGAAGGCGCATGTGCGCAGAGAGGAACCGAAAACAGGGCCGCTGCCTAGTATTTTCGTCTCTGGCCGGCGCGGTCATCTGGCAATGCACAGCGGGGAACTGGCGGATTGGATGGGTGTCGATAACGAAAGGGCGCATGCTGTTCTGTTGTGGCAGAACGGAAATCGCCCTGAAAGCTGGTGGATTGGCAACTGCTGGAACAAGTCGGAGGTGTTTAGCCACAACCGCGCAAATATGACTTTCAAGATTCGTCGTTCGTACTGGATCAGCGAAAGCGTGGCGATGGGTCTGTGCCGCAAATTCCGCAAGGATCTGCTTCCGAGCCTGCGGAGTCTTTTTGCACAGGAGCGCGAAAGGGATATCAAGCGGCAGGTGTTTCTTACTGGCGGCTCGCGGGCATCACGCCGTCAGGAGGTGCGGGCATGAGCAATATCATCACCATTGCAGATGTGGCAATCCGCCAGGATGATCAAGGTCGCTACAGCCTGAATGACCTGCACCGGGCTGCTGGCGGGGAATCGAAACATCAACCGGCGAATTGGCTCCGAATGCAGCAGACGCAGGAACTGACCGCTCACATTGAGGCAGAGGCGATTCCTCACTTTCGAGGAATCGAGTCAAAACAAGGACTTGGAACTTTCGTCTGCAAGGAACTGGTCTATGCCTACGCCATGTGGATCAGCCCAGCCTTCCACCTGAAAGTGATCCGGGCTTATGACCAGATGCGGGCGCAGCCACAACGCGATCCGATGGAGGTCTTGAATGACCCAGCGGCCATGCGCGGGCTTTTGCTTGGCTACAGCGAAAAGGTATTGGCGCTGGAAAGCAAAGTGCAGGAACAGGCCCCGAAGGTCGAGGTATTCGAGCGAATCGCTGACGCCGCTGGCTCCATGACGCTGCGAGAAACCGCCACGACGCTGAAGTATCCAGAGCGAAAGATGATACTCTGGATGCAGCAGAAGGGCTGGCTGTACCGTAGGCCGGGGCGAGGAACGCTGCTCGGGTACGCAGAGCGGATTAAGTCAGGCCACCTTGAGCATAAGTTGACGCTGATTCACAACGAGCGCACCGGCGAGGACGAAACCAGGGAGTCCGTCCGAGTCACGCCGCTTGGTCTGACCGTGCTGGCGCAGAAGCTGGGATGCGAAGTGTCAGCTGCTGATGTACCCGCTGGCGTTATGGTCATGTCGGCACCAAGAAATTACGCGGAGCGTAGAACGTAACTCTGTCAGCAGGTAAGCAGCCACCCTAGGAGGTGGCTGTTTGTATTGGTACACTTCCTGCATCAATTGGATACAGGGGGGGGCGGTATGCGGAAGGTCCTGAGCGTGGTTCTGTACATCTTTGCGGTCCTGCTGGGAGTTTTTGGCTTGGTAGCCATGATCGGCATATCGGTCCCGGGAGGGCTGATATTCATGGCTGCCGCCGCGCTCATCTCTCCGGTGGTCATGCAAAAAATTAGCGATTTGACAGGGAGGGGTTGGATATCGCCCGTCGCTGCTGTTTTGGCCGCGCTGCTGATTGGGCCGATTGTCACGGCGATTACAGCACCAAGCGCTGAAGAAGTTGCGCTGCGGGAGGAGAGGCGTGCCGAGGCAGAAGAGGAGAAGCGCCAGATTGCGGAAGCAAGGGCGGAACAACAAAGAGCCGAAGAGAGGGAAAGAGCGAAACGCAAAGCGGAGGCCGATGCAAAAAAGGCCGAAGAAAAGCGTAAAAAGGATTGCTCAGATACGGTTATGGCTTTCGTTATGAGCCAGAATTTTGTAAAACGCGCCCTAAAGGCGCCCAGTACCGCGAAGTTCCCTTACGCGCATGATGGTGATGTCGCCATTCAGAAGACCGGGGAATGTAAATTTAGAGTGCATGGATATGTTGATGCACAGAACAGCTTCGGCGCAATGATTCGGACGCCATACTCGATTGATATGGAGTACTTCCCTGATAGCAAGAAATGGGGTGGGTCGAATCTGAGCATGTAGATTCGTTTCGCACCCACTACATCAGGGTAAATTTTTATGAGCCACCTCCGGGTGGCTTTTTTAATGGGCGACTCATGGATATAGCAACCCTTGCGCTGGCGATTGATAGCCGCCAAACGGTATCCGCCACCTCAAACCTGGACAAGATGACCGCTGCTGGTGAGAAGGCGGAGCGGCAGTTTGGTGGCGTCGAGAAAGGGGCGAAGCGGGCCGCATCGGAAATCAACACCGTGGACAGAGCCGCGCTGTCCGTGGGCAAGTCGCTGGTCGGGATTGGCGCGGCTGCTGCGGTGGCGTTTGGATCAAGTGCGGTGACGCGTTACGCGGACGCCTGGAGCGACATGCAATCCAGGGTCGGCGCGGCCATCAAGAACATGGATGCCGCGCCCGCAATGATGCGCCGCATCGTTGATATCGCCAATGCTAGCTACAGCCCGCTTGCCCAGACGGTGGAGATTTATGGTCGGAACGTCGCTGTGTTGCGTGATCTTGGAAGGTCATCCACCGAGGCGGCGGATTTTACCGAGGCGCTGAACCATGCACTTGTCATCACAGCCACAAAGGGCGAGCAAGCTGCGTCAGTGCAGAACGCGCTTTCGAAGGCTATGGCGGTTGGAAAGCTAAGTGGCGACGGGCTAGAAACGGTTCTTGCGAATGGTGGGCGCGTGGCTGAAGCACTGGCGAAGTCGCTTGGCACGAACGTCAACGGATTGCGCGGCATGGCTGCTCAAGGAAAGATCACTGCGGATGTGATTGCAAAAGCGTTGATTGGGTCTCTCGATGAGTTGCGGAAAGAGGCGGACGAGATGCCGGGAACTATCGGCGATGCATTTGCCCGCGTACAGACCAACATTACTGAGTTTGTCGGACGAATCGACAAGGCATCAGGCGTATCTTCCGCGATGGCTAAGTCCATCTTTTCGTTTGCCGATGGCATCCGAGTCGCGGGCGATTATGTGATTGCCTTCGGCCAATACGCGGCGCCAGCATTCGATTTGGCTGGATCTGCGATCTCTGCTGTTGGGCAGTATGCGGATATAGCAGCGGTTGCCCTGGCGGGATTCTATGCACCAGCATTAATTGGCGGCGTTGCTCTGCTGACCAAATCGCTTGCGGTGGGATTGGTTGGGGCAATTAAGGCTGTCACGGTGGCGATGTACGCGAATCCTGTCGGTGCGCTTGTGGCGGTCCTGGCTGGGGCCGCGTATGCAGCCTATAAATTCAGTGAGGATTTTCGCAAATTTGTGGGCGAGGATCCAATAGAAACAGCAAAGACCGCCGCGAATTACGTCATCGGATCGTTTGTGGCTGCTTACGAATACATCAAGTTCGTTTGGAATAATTTTGGCGACATGATGGGGGCGGCGGTAATTGGTGGTGTCAATATTGCCATCAGGTCGATAAATTCCATGATTCAGGGGGCGCTGAGCGGAATAAATAGCCTGGCCGACTCATTGAGAAGCATTGGTATAGACATTGGCCGCATCGGGGAAAGTGCTGGAATCAATGAGATAGCCAACCCATATGCAGACCGTTTGGCTGGAGCAGTGGAAGAACGCAACAAAGCCATTTCCGCCGCGCTTGCGAAAGACTACATCGGTGCAGCATTCGGTGGATTTTCATTGCCAGAATCTGCGCCATACGATGGCGGTGGCGGTGGGGGCGGGAAGCCGCCAAGCGCAACCGGGGCGGGGAAATCAGGTAGCGATTACATCAAGCAGATCCTCGAACGAACGGCCTTGCTTGGCAAGGAGACCGAGGCCGAGCAACTGCTGGCAAGGATTCGCATCGGGGCAATTTCGTTCGGCAGTAAGGCGCGACAAGACGAGGCGCTAGCAGCTGCGAAGCAGTACGACGCACTTTCTGCTCAGATAGAACAAGAAAAAATGCTCAAGGATCTGCGAGAGCAGCAATCTATCACGCAATTGCAGTTCATGCGTGACCTGGAGTCTTTCGGTCAGGGCGACCGCATCCGGGAGCTGAACGCGGACCTGGCCAAGGTTGAGGATCGCTACCGCAGCCTGATTGAGGCAAGGCGGAACTCTGCGCAGGGCCTGTCGGACTCGGAGCTGGCGCAGATCCGGGAATCGCTGGAAAAAGAACTGTCGATGGTGCGCGAGTACCACGACAAGAAGCTGCTGATTTCGCAGGACTGGGCACTTGGCGCCAGGGACGCGCTGATCAACTATGCGGACGATGCTGCGAATGTCTACCAGTCCATGGGCAATATGGTTGGCAACACCATCAAGGGCATGGAGGATTCGCTCACCAAGTTCGTGCGCACCGGCAAACTGAGTTTCAGCGACCTGACAGATTCGATCATCAGCGACATGGTTCGCATCGCCATCCAGCAGTCGATTACAGGGCCGTTGGCGGGGGCGCTTTTCGGGGCTATTGGTGGCGCATTCAGCGGAGCCGCTGCGCCTGCTGGCGTAACGCCTGGGGTTAACTGGACGTTTTCCTCCGGCGGCTACACCGGTGACGGCGGCCGTTTCGAGCCGGCCGGTATCGTTCACCGTGGCGAGGGCGTGCTCAATCAGGACGAAATCCGATCCCTGGGTGGGGAGTCCGGATTCAATGCGCTGCGCCGTGCGATACGCGGTCCAGGCCATGCCATCGGAGGTATGGCGGGCAGGCCGTCTCTGCCCTCTGTGGCTGCCTCATCGGGTCAAGAGCCAAAGGTTGTTATCCATATCCACAACGAAGGCGGCGGGGCAGACACGACTGAGGCGACGCCCGGACTTGAGGCATTCGGAAGGATGATGCAAGAGATTGCCAGAACCGAGTACCAGAAGTTGCAGGTTAGGTCGCAGCGCCAGGGGGGTATCGCATGGCAAGCAAGGCAAGGGGCATTTAGCTGATGGCATACGAAACTTTCACATGGTGCCCTCGCATAGACCCGGATGGGAAAAGCGCATTCCGGGTTCTGTCCGCGCAATTCGGCGACGGATATGCGCAGGAGGTAGGCGATGGCATCAATAACGAAACGCGGTCCTGGCCGCTTCAGTTCGTTGGGTATGACACGGAAATCCAGCCGATCCGGGATTTCTTGAGGCGCCACGCGGGATTCAAGCCGTTTTCCTGGACCCCTCCCATGGAGACAGAGCCAGGATTGTTTGTTGTGCGCGAATTCAGTCTCAGACCAATGGGCGGGAAGGCTTATACGCTTACCGCCACATTTGAAGAGAGGTTCGCGCCATGATCCTTGAGGACGTACAAAAGCTAGTTCCAGGCAATCTGGTGACGCTCTACGAGATCGACTGCACAGCCATTGGCGGATCTATCGAGCGTTACCACAACCACAATGACGGTGAAATCGTTTGGCAGGGCAACGTCTACTACCCGTGGGCGATTGAGACAAAGGATTTCGAGCGCACAGGCGATGGCCAGCAGCCCAACCCGACAATCACCGTCAGCAACATCGGCACCGACGATGAAGGCGAGCCAATTACCGGCGTGGTGACGGCTTTGTGCCTGGCATTGGATGATCTGCGCGGAGCGACGCTGGTCCGGCGCCGGACATTTGCGAAGTATCTGGACGCGACGAATTTCCCCGAGGGCAACCCGGGCGCAAATCCGAATGAGCACCTGCCTGATGAGCGCTGGATTATCAGTCAGAAGCAAACAGAGACGCCAGAGGTGGTGACATTTGTGCTGTCGTCGCCCTTGCAGTTCGATGGCGTGCAGCTTCCGCGTCGGCAAGTGATGGCCGGTATGTGCTCCTGGCTGACGATGGCTGGCCCAGAGGGCGGATATAGGGGCGCTTGGTGTGGTTACACAGGGTCGGCGATGTTTGACCGCGACGGCAATCCTGTGACGGATCCGAGCCAGGATAGGTGTTCTGGGAGAGTGTCGGATTGCAAACGCCGTTTCGGAGAATGGCAACCTCTATCTTTTGGCGGCTTCCCGAGCGCGGACAGGGTGAGGTGATGAGGCTATCAGCAAGCATCAAGCGGGCCATCGAGCGTCATGCCCTGGTGGACTATCCCCGTGAAGCGTGCGGCCTGATAGTTGCCGCCGCCGACAAGCAGCAGTATGTGCCGTGCCGCAATGCGGCAAGCCACGGCCAGGACTTCCGCCTGCCGGCGGAGGATTATGCGGCCGCCGAGGACCAGGGCCAGGTGCTGGCCGTCGTGCATTCTCACGTAG